TATGCTAAGAATACTCCTAATTGACCAGGCATAATTCCAGAAGGTAGGTAATTATCAAAACCTGGAAGATTAGTTTTAATTCCAATCTGTCCAGTCTCTTTCATCTTTTGAACATTCTCATAGTATGCTACTGCTGAGTCTAAGTCTGTAGCATCAATATCACGGATAGCAGATGTATTCTTCTTTAGTTCAGAAGTTTTAGTAATCAACTCATCTAGTGCTTTTGTACCCTCGCCACTTTGAACTTCTCCTGCAGCAGACCTTAGAATGTCTTTAAGGCTATCATTTAGGTATTCGGTTTGTAACTCTTCTAAGTGGTGCTTTGTAGCCCCTACACCATCTACTGGCTGAAAGTCTCTAAACTTCTCTATAACAAGTGAGGCTGGAGGAACTGTGCCATTATTATCAAAATATAAACGAATAAAGTTCCAAACATCTGTATGCGTTCTAAGAAGTGTTTCTACATTAGCCTGTAATAAAACATGCATCTGTTTGTCTTGTAGTAATGCTGATATTACTCTTGCCTCTGTATTATTCACTAAGCCACTTCCTTGCTAATTCTCTGCGCTCTCTGCGTTCTTCTAAATCTAAAATATATTCTTTCTTACTATTAAGAATTTTTTCTGCATTATACGCAAAATAGTTCCATGATGGTTCTTGTGCAATGCTGAAATAATATTCAAGAAGTTCATAGCATTGAACAATTCCATAAGACTCTACTAAGGCATCTGCAGCCCACTGTTCAACATTTAAGTTAATAGATGGTTTTTGCTCATACTTTACAGTATGCAGTTTGCTATACCTACTGAGCAAAGCCATACGGTCTTTGCGATCAGCCATGATTAACCCTCAGATGCTTCTTCTTGTGCTTCTTTAATCTTCTCTGTAAGTTTATCTTCCACAAATTTATAGACACGTTCAAATGCCTGCTCTGTGCTTTCGCCATCACGCTTGCTATCAATAACACCTAAATCAAGCCTTAGTGACTGAAAATTACCTAGATTTAATGTATATCCAAGTGTTACATTTACTTTTGTTGAATCGTTTTCCATTAACCCACCCATTTCTAAATTATATAGACTCACCCCATACTGGGATAAATCGTCCATCTTCTGTTTTCGTATATGTAAGTATACCGTCTCCCATTCGCCGTGTCAACTCTTGACTTGTAGGAGTCATATTATTTGTTATTAATTTGTCTTTTCTTGGTTGTCCAATATGTATACTTGCAAGTATAGCACGAATTTCTCTTACATGATCTTCTGAATAGTAAGCCCTAATTTGAAAACCAGTTTTACCACCAATGCTTGAACCAACTGGAGGAGGTATGACTCCTCGTTTAATTAAACTTGGCATATACTTGCGATGCCTATTGACAAGTATTGCAGTTTCTGCTATAGTGTATGCCCTTTGTCTATTTTTTCTAAAGTCAGAACGAAGACATGTTTCAATTCTATCTTTATTAATATTATAAACAGTTACCATTCCAGTAGAGCGTGAACTATGATATAACCTTACAAGATCCCCGTTTAAAAACCAAACCTTTTGGTTTCCTTTTATTACAGGCTCGTTATTGTATTGCTGGCTCTGGATTTTTCCTTTTGCAGTATCCATCTACCTTGCTCACTTTCTGAAGGTGGGTGAAAAAAAATACGTGAACCACATAGTATACAAAAAGTTTCCATATGCTCAGTTGTATTGTATTGTCTATCAACAAACATACGACCTTTGCATTTTTTGCAAATAATCATAACCCACCTTGTTTAGTTTGGAATACCAATAATAATTAAATTTACTGCAAGAGATAAATCTCCAGATGCACCAAATCTAACAATGCCCTCTACTCTTGATGTAGTGACTGTCTTTAATATAACAGTTACATTTTGTCCAGCAGGAGTGTTTCCTATGTTTACTGCAGTTGCAGTTACTATTGGTTGATACTTAAAATCGCTTGGAAAATCATAAGAAAATGTTTTTTCAGATGATGCTGTTACTGTACTGTTATTTGCTACCTCTACATACCCGCCGATCATACGAGCCTCGGAGGTTTTAATGCTTTGCTTTCCTGCACTTATGGTATCTACAGTTGTATAATTATAGGTTGCAGATGAAACCTGTGTTGACAGGTCATTAACAGCATTAGCCAACTGGTAAACGTATGTAACGTCTAACGGTTGACCTCGTTCTGGAAGCGGTACTTTAGCCATATATATCCATTATATCACTAGATGGTCTCATTTAGCAACCTATAAACTTTTAAAAATGGTGTACCTGTTGCTAAAGGAACTCCATCTGCTCTTGTTATTGGATATCCTTTTAGAAATACCTCAATACTAAGTCTATTTGGTGCTTGTGATTGAACAACATCATTAATAGTATAAATTGATTGATGAGGAAAAGAAATATTAGTCCCATCTATTCTTTGTTTATAAACCCAATCTCCACCATCATTTCTATCCCAACGAAGCCAAATATCATACTCATGTGCTTTTTGAATTATAGAATTTCTTTTATATGTTCCTAGTGGAGTTACGGCACTTGATGCAATATTTCCATTATTTTTATAGTAACTAAAAGTATTTGCAGTTACTGCTGTTATTTCATATGTACCGTTAAATGTAGCATCTACTCCAGAAACAGTAACCCAGTCGCCAACCTTCATATAGTGTGCGCCAACTGTTGTTAGCGTTGCAATATTAGATGCCAATACTTTATTATTAATTTCTTGTATAGTTGCTGTATCTTTTAAAACAGTTACAGAATCCCAGGTTATGTTTGCTACCTGATTTGATGAAGAAAACTTAATTGATCCAGGAACATATGTGTATTCTGGTTTTACAAGGTATAGTGGAGACCAATGTGATACACGGTTTTTATCTTCAGATATTACCCTATATCTTATACTATATCCCTGTGTTTCGCTACTAATTGGAGGAAGTTCCTCTATGCCAATTTTTGCTTTTTTAATACCTGGATCAACAGTCATTATGTAACACCTATAGAAAATCTAAACTCTACATAATTACTAGTATTTGGAGACTTAACCACTGTTTCAGCATCTGTATTTTGAATAATTGAATATCCTGTTAAACCATAAATAGGGCTAACTGTTGCAATATTCTCAAGTCTAATAGCGTCAAGACCAATATAGTAGTCTTCGGAAGGCACTCCAGCATCAATAACGCAAGCATAAATTTTTACTACAGTAACTGCATTCCAAGTAAAGTTTGCAGTTGTATAAAGTTCTTGAAGTTGTTTTGATATTACAAAGTATCTATTGGTTGTAAAGTCATATTGTCCTGTGCCAACACCATTAATTAATTCTGCTTCAAACCTTGCAAATTCTCCACTTCCTGCATCTGTAGAAGAAAAATCAACAAGTATTCTAACTGTATCTGGAACAGATACCGAATCTCCATCTTTACTTATTAAAGAAAATGCTAGTCTTAATTCATCAATTGGAGAGTTTCTTGTAAAATCAACATTTGCTCCAGTTAGATGAATATGATTTGATCCAGCCTCTATAACAAAATGATCTAACGTTGGACCGCTATCTTCGCTAATTGTTATATCTGCATCGTCACCTTGTATCAAAATTGTATTATTTAAAAACCTACATCTCTCATATCTGTCTGCACGAGATGGTTTATAAAAAATAGCATTATCTGCGTTTGTTTGAAATACTGGATCTGCAATAGCAATAATATTATTATCTTCAGGGTCATCAAGTGGAGCAGATACTGTATCAATTGCTGTTGCTGCTACTGCTGTGTGATGCTGCCAGTTTTCTCCAGTTGTAAATGCAAATACAGTTTTACTATCATATGCACCAGCAGATGGGTTTGATCCTGCTGAATAAATACCAACCTCTGTAATCTCATATCTTTCTTCTGTTGGTAGTTCTGCTGTTAGTACTATCTTTGATACGCCTGATTCATTTACAAATCCCCTGGAAGAAATAGGAATACGAAACATTTCAAAGTCTAAATTTTGTTTTGTAGAAAAATCTCCTGGAGTATCTCCAGTAGCAAGTGGTGTAGGACCACAACCAATTGCAAGATAAGAGGCATATGCTGGTGCCTGCCCAAGCAGGTATTTGCCAATAATAGACTTTCCAGTATTAGTAATCATGATTCGCTCCCAGTTAAATCTGCCTCATATATTGTACCACTTAGGGTAATTTCTACCTCTATTTGCTCATCAGTCTCAAGATTTATAGCATCAATAACCATATTTCCAGTCAGTGGGTCAATATAAACATTTGATCCAAAAGGACCATTTCCAACATTAGGCGTTTTATTTTCTAGTTTAATAGCAAAATTAGAAAAATATTTATCTGATGTAGACTGTACGCTTAAAATGTTATTGGGATTATATTGTTGTTGTAAAGATGTTAAATTTTTGATTGGTTGATATGATATGTCTTGACCATTAATAATATCATTACGAGCAATATTAATTAATTCATGTCCACCAATATCCTCAAATATAAGGTCACTCATAACCTCAATTGGAACTTCATCATCATTAAATAAAACTGTATCTATTGGTGCTGTTTTTACTGGTGGTGCTGGTGGGGCTTGTACTATTGGAGTTATAGTTGATGGAGTTGCTGGTGTTGGGGTTGGACTTATTGTTGGTGTTGGGGCTGGACCTCCTCCACCATATGTACTACTTCCAGTACTTGATGGAACATTTTGTGTTATGGTTGATTGCTTAATTGGTGTATTAGCAATTCTTGTTTCTTTAACTCTTTCTAAACGAGCATCCTTAAAAGCCTGATATGCTTCAGGATTTTTCATGATAGAACTCATATTAGAGTAATCTCCAGTAGCACCCTGTGCTGCTGCAGTTGCAACTTGAGTTTTCAATGCTTCTGCAAGATTTGCTTCTAGTTTTGCTTTTAGTGCTTCTGCTTGTTTAATTGCTGCTTGATCTGAAGCAGAGCCTGCTTGACCAAATGGAGTTCCACTACTTTGCGTTGATGATTTTGCTGCAGCCGCTGCTCTTGCTTGAGATATAAGTTTTGCGTCTGATGGATCTATATCTGCTATTGGCATTTATTAAACCTCACTCAAATATACTGTCATACTTGGACCACTATTATTTCTTGTATACTCTATATTATATACTACAAACCTTGAAGTTGAAGGGGTAACAAGATCTAAACCAGCACTATCTTTATAATTAACAGTTACAATATCTCCTAGTTGAAGTGTTGGAATAGAGAACATATTAACTCCAATTGACTTTTTAGGATGCATAACTTTATTAATAATCCAACCCATTAGTGCTTCAGCATCATCTTGGGTTTGAATATAAATACTATCTATAGCAAATTCATTCTTGCCATAAACCATTCTACTTTGTCTAATTTCATCATATTTAGACTTTTCTACTAGTGGTGAGTACGCTATTGCACTACCCTTAAACTCTGGGTCTGATAGGTTTCCTCGCTTCTGGAAATATTCATCTACAGTTAGTTCATGAGTTGTATCTTGAGTAAATGTTATACCCTGAATTCTTAAGAAGTTACCACTAGTCTCATCAAGATTTAGCCATGAATCAGTTGAGTTAAAGATTAAAAACTCAGCACCGTAAGAATCTGCCTGAAATCCAGAAGTTGTATAGCCTTTAATTCTATTAAATGTAGGGGATAGTTGTGCATAAAGAGCAGGGTATGCACGATCATATTTAACATCAAAGTATGCTGCCTCACGCATAATTGTTCCAAACTCTTCAAAGTACATATTATACTTAGGTGGTTCTTGTGCACTAACTCCAGAAAGATAGGTTGACTGAACCATTCCGCTCATTGCATATTTTCTAAATGATTCGTTGGCATCAATTTGGCTATCACCAAAAGCGTTTGAAAGAGTTTGACCAACTGTAAATACACTATTTTGTGAATAATTTTCTGATAATGCATATATGTTTTCAAACATAACTCTTGATGAACCACGAGTAAATAAGGCCATATTATTGTAAATTGGAAGTGGATCTGTATCATCAACTATCTTTATAAGTTTATTGTTTATGTATAAATAAAATCTTCTAATTTTTCCAATATCTTGATACTCTACAGATAAATCATATACTGTTGGATTCTCTTCCCCACTAACTCTATATTGACCTGTAAATCTTCCATCATCAACAAGAATTTTTGAAAGGCCTCCCCAAAGTTTTACTGGAATAGCATTATTAGAAGAGGACTCTTTTTTAATTTTATAGAATACAATATTATTGATTGATATTTCTGCTTCACCTCTAGTATTTAATTTAAGATAAGAATTAATATTGTCTTCTGTAAGTGCAACTATTTCAAAGTAGTATCCATTATTTGTTTCTGGATTAAGCAATACAGCAACTCCTCCAGACCCTCCTCCAATATTAACATTTTGGTTTGGCTGTGTTCCTGGAGCCTGAAAATATGTTGTACTGCCAATAGGGGTTTGTGTTCTGGTTGTGCTATTTTCAATCTTTCCAACAATACGCATTCTAGTTCCAAAATGTTTATAAGCATTATTTAAATTTTTATAAACATATGAAACAAAGTTTAACGGGGTTTCTGTTGTTTTAAAAGATGGACCATTCATAACTAGTGCTGAAGATTGAATAGTTCCACTTTCTGTTGATCTAAGATTATTGACGGCAGTTTCTGTCAAATAATTAGTTGCCATAAAGTTTTTAATAACACCATTTCTTGTTGTTTGCTTTGCAGTTGTATTATTAACTCCTGCTGCCCCAACAGTTGTTGCTGGCAGTGTAACATCTGAATCTAGTTGTGTAGTAAATAGATATTGGGTTTGCATATCACAGCCACGAACATAATCATTATTTGACCAATACGGATCAATTCCAGCAGTATGTGATGTTATCTGAGTACCAAACTGTGCACGACCATGCTCTACTACTGCACCATTTTGCATTCTTGTTATTCCATCTACAGTTTCATAGTATGGAACAGCATAAATTCTAACTAAACCAGTTGGGTATATTTTGCCATTAAATGGTAGCGATGCAAAATATTTTTGATACTCTTGATTGCTTGATATCCAAACATTTCCAGTTCCAGTGATATTAAACTGTGCTGCATCAAACCTAATAACTTCTCCATTTGAATAGAAATATCCTTGATATCTAGTTAGCCAGTATACGCCTTCACCAAGGTCTATAACATTGTTTGTCATAACGTTCTGTATTACAACTGGCGGGGTATTTGGAACATCTGAATTAATAGGGATTGCAGATAGACTATAGGCTGATTGTTTTGCTGCTACTTCATTAATTGTTTTAAGATTTTCAGTACCCGCCGATTCCCATAAAAGTGATGGCTTGTATACCCAAGTTTTATCACGATCAAGTTTATGTGCATCACGAATAACTCCGTATGACCTTTGAATATATCTAGCAGTATAATTAATCTTTCCATCATTATAAATTTTATTATCTTGTGATGCAATAGAGATAATGTTTGGCAAATTACCAGATGATGAATTTTCAATTACTCCAGTATCGGTTTGGTTATTTGAGCCACTAATAATAAAATCAGTAGACCTTTGAGTTGAGGTTGGCATCATATAGTCTTTACTCATTACAACAAAGTTATTATATTCATCAAAAAACATTGCTGTCTGAGTAGCAATAGCCAATTGATTTAAAACCTGTGCAACATTTTGATCTGGTGCTACAAAGAAAAATGGGATTATTGGATCTGATTCATTAGTAACTCTCTTGAAGGTGTAATTACTAACACCAATATAGTCAAGAAGTAGTGTAACTGCATAACTTAAAGATGTTTGCGTTGTAAGAAGTCTAGGTGCTGGCATTGATTCTAAGAAGAAGAAAAAATCTCTTAAATTTATTGATATTGTTCCAGCAGTTATATCGGCCTGCGGAAAACCTTCTGAGTATAATGTTTTAATTGGTACAAAATAGTCATAGCCATCAACATCAAGTATTGTTTCATAAAAATTAAACTTAATATTTTTTGTTAAGTATCCAGAAATAATACTTGTTGTATTTTCTTCATTAAATGCTTGGTCATCATCAAATATGGTTAGTGATCCGTTTGAAGCAAGTAACTGCCCTACAGGTAAAGATGTTACTCCGATATCAGAAAGGGTTTTTGTAATTTTAAAATCAATTACCTTGTCAGAAATATCTACAATTAATCTAGGAGACATTTCAATAAGATCAAATGTTGAATCAAATTTATTCATTGTATCTACAACAAGTCTTATTCCACGAATATATTGAAATTCTCTATATGATGTTCCACCTGCTACTGTATCTAAAAATGAATCTGGAGATGTAAGATCAGTTACAAACCCTGAATTATTTGTAATTGACTCAGATCCAAGCGTCCATCCATATTCTGGAGTAAATGTTTCATATTCTCCATCTATCCAGATATAAAAAGTTCCTCTGTCGTTTTCATTTTCAACTACTAAATAGGCATACCCTTCAAGCGATGTATCTGGAAGCAATGTTGCTGATGCATATCTCTCAGCAAAAATAAATGAACTTGCATATTCTTCTGGGATTATTAAGCCATACTCTAGTTCTACATAACCATCTGAACCAATTATTGCACTACCATCTGAACGAGTATCATTTTCTGTAAATACATAAGCATCTACCCAATTATTTTCATTAAGATATTGTATTTTCCATCTTGTAGGCGTTGTTTTATTGGCAGTACCAAAAAATGGATCATTGAAAGATACTGAACCATTCTTAAATGGTCCTAAATCAACATCTCCAACATTTGTTTGCATTTTTATTACAAGCCTATTTGCTGGTACCTTTTCTTTATAAACAACAAATGGTACGGCATCATCAATATAAAATAATGAATTTGATTTATTTTTTGCAATGCCCCTTTCAACACTACTTTCTGTTCTATAAGAAGTCCAGTATTTAAACTGATCATATCTTGAAGGCATATAATATCTTGGTCGTTCAGCCATATTAGCGCCAGAGTTAGGTAGGTATTTATTATTAAAATAAAGAGGTTTATTTATTCCAGATCTTGGCCTAAATGGTTTAATACAATCTTCTAATGAATATATCATTTTCATTTTTTGGTTAGTTGATGTAAAAGACTGTGGAATATCTTCATTATCAAAACCACCATCAACAATAATATCTGCATCTGTTGCACCAGTATAGAAATTACCAGTATCCAAAATATCAAAAGTATTTGGTAAATTATAATATACTGAACCTGCCGTAGTTGGTCTATATCTATAGTTTCCTAATTTAAAAATATTATCTGGCATATTCATATTCCACTCAGCCAAAACTAATGACTCAAGTTGAATAGTAGAAGATGTTTCTAAGTGTGTTTTTAAGGCTTCGTTAACAAACAATTTAAGCCTCTTCCAGAGTTACCGATATATTCCAAAAATCGAAGTTACTTCCACCACGTTTTACAACTGTATAATTAAAATCAGCAAAATAAACTTCCATTATTTGATTATATTGTGCTAGATGACCATATGCTGCGCTGTCACTTCCAAAATTGTTATATTTATCATATGCAAGAAACATCCAGAAGGAACCTTTATGATTTTCATACCAATCTAAAATTTCTACTCCACCAGCACCACCATCTGATGTAAACTCTTGATTAGCAATATTCTTATATGGAGATGCCCCTGTAGTTACATTAAAATCTGGAGGTAAATAAAAACCTCTAGATGGAAGCATATTCCAAGATAAAGACATAGATAGTTTATCAGCAATATGATAAGATCTCATTCTTCCATTAATAGTTCTTTGACGTTGTTCAATTCTTGTTGGATTAAATTGAAGTTCCCCTCGATTATCGTCAGATAGAATCATAAACTGGTCTAGAAGGGCTGTATCAGTCCCCTCTGGGGCATCTGCGCCTATTTCATAACCTGTTGGTACATAAAGTCCACTCTGAAGAGTACCAGCGTTCTCAGACCAAAGGATGGCCTGTGGCCTTTGATATCTACGTCTTCCAGTTAAATATGCTGCTGTTGCCATTATCTTTGTCCTCTAATTCTCTGGGAATCAATATATTTAATTTGACCAATAACTGCCCTTGCAATATCATTAGAACTTGCATTAGAGTCATTAACATTAATTCCTACATTATAATTATACATGGTGCTAGAGTTATCGTTGACACTTGTAGATATATTATTAACAATAGGTGTTACCATAGATGAATTAACATTTGTATAGGTTGTTGGAGTCAAATCTTTAATCATAGATGGATACTTAGAATTATTCATATTTTCTAACATTGGACCAAAACGTTTAGTTGCAGCCTTATTCATTACAAATTCGCCAGGGGTTAGCATGGCAGGAACTGTATCAGAGCCAACCTTACCACCAATACCCATATATTTAGGAACCATTCCACCATAGTTCATTGGCATAATCTTTCCACCATACATCTTCTTTGTAGTTCCCGATGAACCTGCCTGTCCAAATGGTGTTCCAGTTGCTCCTGTGCTTCCCGATGAACCTGCCTGTCCAAATGGCGTTCCAATCGAACTTGTGCTTCCTGATGATGTATAAACAGTATTAATAATGTGTGTTGTTCTTACTGTTGTATTAAGTGCAAGAATTTTATCAAGTACACCTTTTGCTACAGAAGATGTTTCAGTTAAAACTTTCTTATACTCTTCTTGATCAATGGTTGCTAAATCTCTTGCAACCTTAGCATCAGCCCAATATTTTTTATCTTGCTCAATAATATCAAGATCAGCCTTTAGTTTATCTTGTGTAGCCTTTAGTAAACCTTCAGCCTTTGTTAATGCTGCTTGAGCAGGAACTAGTCTACTAACTTGTATTTGATAAATTTTATCTTCTTCATCACGAATTGCTTTTTCAGCAATAACTCTTTGTGCAGTTAATGGTGCAATTTGCTTTGCTTCAATATCTGCAATTTGTTGCTCAACAATTTTACGTTGTTGTTGTAATGCAAAACTTTGTTGTGATATCTGAAATTGACGCTCTTCAATTTGTGCTCTTGTCATTCCATTAACTGTGACTCCAGCAAGTTCTGCAGTACGAGCAGCCTCAAGAATTCCAGTTTGTCTTCCTTGTGCACCTGCTGCTGCAGTTGCTCTCATTTCTTGTGCTGCGGCAGCAGCGGCTGCTATATCACCACGAGAAAGTGCATCTGCTAAACCTAACTGTTGCTTTTGTTGTCCAGCAATTTCAGAGTTAATCTCAGAAATTTTTGTGAGTGCTGCAGCCTGTTGATCATATTTTTTATTGATTGCAGATTCTTGACGATCAATTAAAGATAATGTATTTGATAAAATATCTCCTTCATCAGAAAGTTTAGCAAGTGGAAGATCAAATCTTTCTTTTATAGATTCTTGAAGTTTATCAATTGATGCTTGATATTCTTCAATTTTTCTAGTAATATTAATTTCAATATCACGTTGTTTTTCATTAATTTTTGTTTGAATTCCATCAATTTCTTTTTGAATAGTATCAATATTATTTTGTGCTTTAGTTACAGCATCTTCTCCTGCTTTAATCTGTCCAGCGTACTGTACTTCTATGCCTGCTTGAATTTTATTAAACATATCATTTGCTTTATCCATAGCATCATTAAATAATTCATCATCTGTTTTTAAAGAAGTCTCAAATGAAAGTTTAGCATTTCTATCTTGCATAGTTTTGGTAATAATCTTATTTAACTCTTCCATATTGACTTTGCCATTTTTTATGTTTTTAATAAACTGTTGTGCAAATGCTGGATCTGCAAAAATATTTTGAATTTCTTCTGCATTTAGCCCTGCTTTTTTAAGTACTGGAACAATGGCAGTAAACTGTTTTGTATAATCTATATCAGCACTTAGTTCAGTAAGTTTACTTTTTATCAATGCTGCATCAGTTTCTTTAATTAACTTAATTAAATCTTTCCATTTTTGAGTTCCAACCTTAGTACTTGCCAACGCAGCAGCCAAAATTGGATCTTTTGCTATTGCAAATGCTTTGCCAGCACCTACTCCTGCTTTTCTTAACATTCCATAAGATTTAACAGTATTAAGCATCTCTGATCTTTGTTGTTTAAGTTGATCAACTGCTAATTGAAATGGACTTTTTTCAGTAGTTGCATTAGCGGTTTCTTGAAATGCTTTAATTTCTGCAGCAGCGGCTTTTGCTTGATCAACTAACTTAGATGATATTAAACTTTCAATTCCAGCCTTTGCTTTTGCATATGCTTCTGGGTCTGCAATATTTCTTAGTCCTTTTATAAGTGGACTATCTGGCCCTATTGCCCCTAAAGATACTGCCTGAAGAACTAATAGTCTATCGGATACATTTGTAAAACCTTTACCAGCCTTAACAGCATCTGGACCCATTGTTTTTAATATTGAATCAATCAATAGCATTCCTGATGCAGGTGGCATTGATGCTATTTTTGTATTTATTATTCCAAATGCTTCAGAAAATTCTGCAGCACTAATTCTTCCAGCCTTTAAGTCTGCTTCAATTCCACCAATTAAACCTGTAATTGATTTTGATGTAGTATTAATTGATTTTTCAAGACCTTTAGAAAGATTTTCATTAACCCATGTTACTGTTTGTCCTGTTGCATAACTTACTGCTGAGCCAACGCTAGAAGAATATCCCTTTGAAAATTGTTTTGAATAAGAATTAAGCATAGTTCCAACTGTTGCTTTAAGTTCTTTTTGACCTTCTTTAGTATTTAACTTAAGAGACTTAAAATCAATTTTTACGTCTGTTTTGCCAGACTCTTCTTGTAGTGCTTGAATAATTGTTTTTACCTGGTCTTCTGCAAAACCTCTTCCACGCAATTGAACTATTAAAGATTTAAATACAAGTTCTGCTTGTTTGTTTGATGCAGCCTTTAATGACTGTATATCTTTTCCAAAATCTTTTTGAAATCCTTCAGTTCCCCTTAGTTCAGCAACTTTTGCTGCTTGTGTTGCACCTACAGTTAAACCTTTACCTGCCCCCTTTGGCAGATTTTCAAAACCAAATTTTTGTGGAACTATTCCAAAGAAATCACCAAGAGTTTTTAGTTTATCTCCAGCAATAAATGCTGCGTTGCCAAGACCTTCAATTTTTAATTTTTCACGTTCTCTTGCAGCATTTACTAGTTTAATAATAGATACTGTTGCAGTTATTGCTGTAATTGCTAGTCCAACTGGACCAAGGAATCTTGCAAGCACCTTTCCAAAGTTTAATAAATTAGGAAGAAGTTTCTTTATTCCACCAGAAAATAGTGTTGTATTTAAGCCCATCTTTTTTGTAAGAACATTGCCAGCAATAAGCCCTGATGCTTCTGCTCTTTTTTGAACAAGTGCAAGCATATTTGTTTGTGTAAGTAAACCAGTAATTGCTTGTAGTGCAAATAAGGCTCCAGTAACTTTAGAAATTACCCCAGCCATATTTCCAAGGGCTCCACCAGACATTGATGCTAATGCAGATAAACTGGATATAGCAAAAGATGCTCCCATAATATTTCTATCAAGACCTTTTAATCTATCAGTAGCAGTTTGAGTAATTTTTGCATTTTCAATAGCCTTTTGCTTTATATCTGGACTTATAGGTGCTCTTCCTGCTACTTCTCCTACAGTTACACCACCTCGTGTTTTTTCAATTTTATAAGGTTGATCTGGACTAATAACACCTGTTCTTGCTCCACGGCTTGTGCTTTGTGTAGCAGCCTTTCCAAGGTTTGATCCTGCTGTTGCAACATCATCTTTACGATTTGACATTCCAACTTCAAGGCCTCTTGCAATATCTTCTCCAATTGGAATTGTTTTCTTTGATGGAGATTGAGTTCCTGCTGCTCTTGCTGTTGCTACAATTAAATCATTTGTTAAATCTGTTGCTTCTGCTGCGGCAATAGCGGAATAGGTACCCATGCCCCCTGGAACTCTTGCCTTAAGATTATCTCCCTTACCTCTTACTTTTCTTTGCTTACCAGAAACTCCAGTAATCATTACTCCGCCAGAAGATGCTTGTCCAGGAACCCCAGGAACAATTGCGCCTGGTGCTACCTTTGCAATTTGTTCAAAGTCTGCTTTATTTAATGAAACTCTAAATTCTGTAATTGTATCTGCTGCAAGATCAAGTGCTTGTTTTAATTTTGATGATGCTGGAAGAGTTTCTCTAATACTTTTTTCAAGCGCTTCAAGTTCTTGACCAGACATTGTTGTTTTGCCGTGCATATTCTTAAAATCGTTTATTGCTTCTATTAATGATGTTTCATATGCAACTAATTCAGTATTAACTTCTTCTAGTTTTGCTCCACCAATTGCAAGTGCTGGTTCCCAACGTTTAATTCCAATCTCTGCCATATCCTTAAGAATCATAGCCTTTGGAACTTGTCTTCCACCCTTACCTAATGCTTCATTTAATGCTTCTCCTTGGAATGCACCTAGACCACTATATGTTGTTAATTTCTTTGTTTGAAGTCCAAGATCTGCAAGTTGTTGTAAATAATGAATTGTAGAGCGGTGCTGCTCTTGCATGTCTGCTGACATATTTTTTAATGATGCTAAGAATGCCCCTACTGTTGTTTCTACAGTTGTTGTTATATGCCCAAACTGTGTTCCTGGTGGTGCTGATATACCTGCTACTTTAAGCCCTGATTCATATCCTGGAATATTTCCAGCAATCATTCCATTAATAAGTGGTGCATACTTCTTTGCCATTGCTGCAGGAATAACTGCTTCTCCTGGGGTAAGCATCGCAGGAACTGTATCGCCTTTACCATTTCCTGGAACACTAATAACTCCTTCAGCATACCCTCGTGGTCTTGGAAGCATTGCTCCAGGATTAGCGGCTGCAAATGCTGCTCCCGCTCTTGTTGCTGCTTGATATGCTGCTATAAGTTGATTAACTGCTGATGCTTCTGCAGTAAACTGTTGTGTTAGAGTTGCATGTGCTTGGTTAAGTGAATGCGATGCTGCTGCAGCGTCAATCTGTTCTGCTGTAAGATATTGAGTTTGTTCTCCAAGAACTTGAGACTGTCCAGTTAATCTTAAATATCCATTACGAAGTGTTAAAAATAGTTTAATTATATTTGCTACGCCATTAGCAAGCAAACCAAAAGTCATAAGCAATATAGGTCCAAGGCCACCAATAACAGTAACCATAAGTGTTATTGCTTTTTTAGTTCCAGAAGAAAGATCTGCAAACTTTTCAAGAATGCCGCCAACAAACTCTACAATAGGAGTTACCGCTTCAAGGAATGATTTACCAACTGGAATAAGGGCGGCCTTTAAATCTTCAACAGTCTTTTTAAATTTATTCATTGCTGAATCTGCAGTCATTCCTAATTCTTGTTCAGATAAAGCAGATAGTTCTTCAACAGATGCGTTTGCTAAATTAAGAACACGGGCTGCCTGATTTCCATCTTTAGCAACGTTTGCAAATAGTGTAGATAAACGAGCAAACTGGAACTTGCCAAACATTTGCTCAATTGCTTGTGCCCTATTTAATGGGTCTAACTGATTAAGCGCTGTTGCAAATTCTATAACTGTAGCCTTAAGATTACCTTTATTTTTTGTAACAATCTCATTAGCATTAATTCCAAATTGTGCAAGCATTGCAGATGCTTTGCCTGTTGGATTAATCAGTGCAGCAAGACCAGACTTAAGTGCGTTTGCACCTTCTGAAGCATTGATTCCTCCCTCTTTCATTGCTGCCAAGAAGAATGTTAAATCTTTTACATCTCCGCCAAGTTGTTGAATAACTGGAGCAACTTTTGGAATAGCAGTAGTAATATCATCAAGAGATACAACTGTTTGGTTTTCTACTGCGTTTAAAAAGTTAATGCTATCTGCTAATTTATCACTTGACATTCCAAATGCATTTTGTAAAGATATTGTTGTTTCAAGTGCTTTTTGATTATCAATCTGTCCAAGAACAGACAACCTGGTTGCTTCAGTGGTCTGTCTCTGTAGATCAAGTCCACTAAAACCTGCTGCTGCAGCATCTGCTGCCAAACCAACAGTATCAGAAACAGCAACTCCATACTTAGTAAACTGTTTACCAAGTTCCATAATATTATCTAATGCTTGTTGTGTTTCTTCCTTTGGAGTAAATAAATCTCCATAAACCTTCTTAAACTTAAGTGCCTGGGCTTCCATATCCATGAAAGTTTTTGTTGCTGCAGATCCAACCATGGCAAGCGGGATAGTAAAACCAACCATAAGTTGGCGTCCTGCCCATTGTGTATTTTTACCAAAATTTAAAAGGTTGGTAGAACCTTGTTTCATTAATTGATTAAACAGTGCTTGTTTCTGTGCTGCTATGGCTGTTTTAGTACCATAGTTTTCCATGTCCAAAGATGTTGGTGTAATGGAGATTGCCTGCATTGCTCCACTAGCATCACGACCCATTTTAATATATTGGGTTTGTAATCTTTTAACACGTTCTTCTGCTACCTTGCCAATTGTGTCAAACTCTGATTTAAATAAACGACCAAAGGTTTTTGTAGCACCGCCAGCATAACGGAAATATTCTCGCATTGAGAACTTATTGCCCTCAAGAGATGCTGTAAATGATTCTGTAGTTGTTTTTACTGTTCGAAGTTCAGCAGAGAACGACCCAATAGCATTTACGCTATTTAGGAAGTTCTTCTGCAGAGACTTCTGAGCAAGGGCAGCAGTTTCGCTGGATCTTGCTATAGATGTATGGAACTGTGATATCTGCCTCTGAAGAGACTTAAGTTGTGCTAATGCTAATGACGTGTCAATATTTACGCCAATATTGGCATTAACATCAGCCATCTATCACACCTCTTTTATTATATAGTTATTCTTGTGTACTAAGAACGTCTGAGATTGCTGTCAAGTTAATACCTGATGCTGCCTCTACAATCTTGTATACTGTTGGAAGGTCAAGCACCTCTTCCAACTTTTGAATGTCTCCTGCTAATTCTGGCTTGTACTGCTCCATAGCGATTTGAACACATTCTACGAGTAGAGTCATAGACTTCTCGTTATCTTCCGCAACTTTTGCCACCCCTTCAAACTTCTTCATAAATGGACGAAGAAGTGAGATCTTAAGTGGACGAACGTTGATAATAGTTCCATCAATGAGAGTGACTTTTTCAGCCTCATGCGTGGTTGTTGCCATTTGTTCCTCCTATAAGTTAAATCAATTATAGCATAAAACGCTTATTTTGTTAAATCTTCGTAATCAAGACCATTCCCGATTCCGAACCCTAAACTCTTTGCTTTTGGTCCTTGCAAAGATAATACATCATTGGCGTCATTAGTTTTACCCTTGCTAAATACTCTAGCCTTGAGATTTTCCCACTCTTGCTGACCCTTTTCTGGTTGAGACTGTGCATCCAGATCAACCCCTTGAATGGCAGCCAAGAACTTCTTTTCTGTATAGTCTAATTCTCTACTTACCTCTAAGGTAGCCAGAAGTTCTGGCATAGACATTGACTTCTCTAATTCTTGATAGTCTTTCCAAATACCCAACAAAAAAACCTCTGATTCAAGTTTTGCTAAATCAAGAGTTTCCCAGGTGTCTCCACTTTTTTCAGCCTGATCTTTAACTGGTTCATTTGAAGCCTTATTAATTTTAATTCCAGCAGCAACATCTAACACCTTATATATAGTTGGCATATCTACATTATCTTCAACCTGTTCAAAAGAACCCGATATCTCTGGATAGTATTGCTTCATACAAACCCTTGTACATTCTACAAGAACCTGCATGGCTTCATTATCATCTTTGGCATCTTTAATATTATTAAAAACTATCATAAACTCACGAAGATATTTAATCTTTAGTGGTACTATCTCTAATTCTGTTCCATCAAATAATTGTATTATTTGTGTATTATATACTGTAGTTGCCATAGAAATTCTATTCTACCATAAAACAACAAAGCCCACCTCCTAAGAGATGGGCCATGCTGATTCTTAAAATAATTAAGAAAGTAGATCTCCGAAAGTACGATCAACGATCTTACCATATGAGCCTGAAGTATCTTCTGGAAGAAGACGGAATGAAACTTCGAACATTGATGCTTCGTCACGCTTTGCTGAAACAGTTACATTCTCAATTGAGAGTGCACGGTATGCTGTGTAAACACGCTCCACATATGGAGAGTCTACGCAGTCACCTGTGCCTGGTCCAACAGCAACGATTCCACGCTCTACTGGACATTCACCGATATCACCTGCAGAAAGGTTCAATACCTGTCCTGCGTTAGATGCCTTTGAACCAGTAAGTTCTGATGAATCAAATGCCAAAGCAAGAAGGAGATTTTCCAAAGTTGCTTCAGCGAAAGCAGTTGCAAGATTAACTTGCATACCCTGCTTGTAAAGTTTAGCAACGTCAAGAATTTGGTCTACCTGAACTTCACCGAAGTCTGGTTGGAACTGCAATTCAAGACCGTTCATGGTGTAACCTACGTTTGTATATGCTGCATCATTTGAGAGTGTTTCTCTAAATGATACTTCAGTATCAAACGCCTCAAGAGTACCTGGAGTTAGGGTTGTATCTGCAACGAAAAGTGCCGCTGCACCAACAATAATGTTGGTCGATGTACCACGACTATATGCCATATTTTCACCTCTTTTTCTTTATATGAAATTTGGCGGTGTTTCCTCAATATTAAGTATAACAGCCTTTTTAAGTATAACGGCTGGGAGAAACTGTATCTTTTGTATGATAGTCATACTCAATTACTAGTTTATTTAAGAATAGGGTTCTGGCTGAGGCCAGTTCTGCTATATCTCTTGCCTCATCTGCCTGATAAACCTTTATGTTGTGAAAGAATACGTTTGGTTCTATAGTATTGCCCTTGCTGTCTAAAAGAGTATTATTGGCTACCCAGGCATTTAGGTCCTGTGCTGCGGCATCCTCTCTATCAAGACAGTCTATAATGATGCGTGTTGCATCAAATAGTTTAGTTAGATCTGGGCAATATATAAAGTACACTAACTGCTCACGCTTGTGTCTATAAAAGGCATTTGGTCTAAACCTTACAAGCCTGTCAAAAACAATAGAAAGCGCAGTTGGGTTATTTCTAATAAAAATCTCATCATTATAAATATCTTCCATGTTAGTTGGATTATTTGCTGGAAACATTGGCTCAAATGGAAGCGGTCCAGAAGGTATGAGAGGGTTTCCATTTCTATCGTCAAACTGCTTTAGTTCATCAATAATATAAGCATTTAAGAATGTAGGCGGAAAGCCTGTATAGTCATTTACGTTTAGTCCCATAGTCCTATTCTACACCAACCTTTGCATTAGCGATCCATTTATATCCTACGTCAATACCCTTTGATTTTCCTGATTTTGAGCCTGCCTTAATATATTTTTTATATAGAACTGGTTTGCTAATATAGTTATAAATACCGCTTGCTCTCAAAAATGATTGTTTAAAATATCTTGTCATAAATTCATCTATAGTTCTTTCAAAGCCATTCTGAACATCGCTTCCGCCTGGATCTCTTACTGTAATCGATCCTTTTGTAAAAATTGTTTTTCCACCTTCTTCAAAAACTAAAACTGAAGATCTTTTAGGTGTTATTGTAACTGGTATTCCATTTTCCATAATATATGCTTTATTATAAAATGGTTGATTTGAGTCTTCTTTTAAAGTTCTTGATTGCTTAAAGTTTGAACTAAAAGTTAAACCATTATTACTAACAGTATAATCTAAATCAAATAACCTTGCACTAGGGCTTCCTGTTTGATACCATTCATAAACATGATGTAAGGCGCTTGGGTTTCCTCTTGCTGATGAATCCACATATAGTGCTAAAGCCTCTATTGTTCCTCTACCAAGATTATCTAAAAATACTTTTTTACCCTTTTTAACACCATCTAAAAATCCAAAAGAATATTGAATAATATTTTCTATCTGTTTTTCAAAACTTTTTGGATCTAAACTAACTTTCATTAGTCACCTACAGTTTGATTTTCTGCTCTACGGAGCAGCATTTTATAGTAGTCAACAGAACCAAAAGGACCAGTCATTGGCTCTACTGTTCCAAGTTCATAAATAGTTCCACGTCCAGCACGGACACCTGCTGTTTCTTTATAAATAAGGTTATCCTGTGCATTTCTAATATTTGCAATAAGTATATTTGTTATGGCATTACTTCCATTGCTTGTTGATATTCTTGGATCTTCTTTTATTCTGCCTATTAGTTTATTCTCATATTGTAACAATATTTCTGGCTTAATATCTTCTTGCCCTGCTCCGCCAACTGGTGTAGCATTAAGAATAATAACCCTATCCAAAACCCACTTCTTAGTAGCCTGACCATAGTCAGTCTGTGTAATAACTGGGTAATAGATATCAGCCTTCATTGGATACATAAAGTCTGTTTCTGGACAGCATTGATCCACTACAAAACTCCTGGACGAGTAATTGAATTTACATACTTACTAAGAATTTTATCTACAATTATATTTCCTGTACCATCAATCATACGCTTATCGTATTCAATCTTAAATTGATCTGTACTATAGTTCTTTACATATCTCTTATAATAATCTAATTTACCACACTTAATATCCTCAATAAGCATTTTTGTTGCATCTTGAATATCATATGGTACAACCTTATAGCCTACCTCTGCCAAGAAAATATAATCTGTTCCTGCAGGGAATGTTACTCCAGGTGTAATTGTTGCTACATTTCCACTATCTTCTGTGTCAAATAGCGTAAATGAATCTGATGTTGCAACAGGGATTCTTGCTGGTTTACGCTCAGAACGGTTGTAACCTTCTGTTGCTGCAACTGGATCCTTAATGATTGCTGTTTTATCTTTTGTAAGTAGATAGTTCCACTCACCTAGCGCTGGACCATCAGCATCTGATGTGTCATAAACTAATATTGCATTTTCATAAACCTTAAGAAGTTTTTCAACCTTATCCCAAACTGGCATATAGTCAGTCTCTTGTCCTACTGGCTCAATAAATTTTCTTGAATAATAAAATCCACCAGTAATGCTATCAATAATTACTCTAGCAAGGTTTTCATATTCTTCATATTTAGCAATTTCTGTTGCTGTTGTAGCATTAAATGTTGCTGCATATTCTGTTGGGTTAATATATGGACGTGAAATATCTAAATTGTCTTGTACAACAATATCTCCACGGTCCCCAATCACATCTCCGCTCTCCATAAGATCTTCATATACTGTAAGAGCATATGACTTATCATACTTAATAAAATCTCCAGACAATGAGTAGGTAATCTCTGAGTTACCATTTGATGTAAGATATACGACTAGTTCCGACTGCTCTGCTGTGTCTTCAATGACAAGAACATACTCTGTATTGGCGTCTGGCACAGTATAGGTAACAGAAAGCGGGTATGGGGGAAGTCTAAGAATCTGCATAATTATTTACCGTAGTATGATGCTACTTCTTCAGGTGACGCTATGCGTACTGCCTTATGAGTAACCATCTTTTCCGATGCCTCCTTTGAGACGATATTGTAACCTACTTTGAGAGCACCTAGGCTTCCCCAATGTATGTTTCTTGTTGAATATAATGCTACTTTATCTGTCATATCTACTTCTTCTATTTTCTCTACCACTGGTTCAACTATAGTCTTTGGCTTTTTAGGCTGTTTTGGCTTTGGTCTTTCCCCCACAAAACTTGCAAGCACTTCAAGAATTTCTATTTTTGTTTTTGTACCGTAGAGATCAATGTTATTTTCTTTAGCATATGCTCTTAAATCTGCAATATTTTTTTCTGCTAATTCTTCCATTGTCATATAAATCTCCTATGTTCATTTGTAATTATACCAGAATATGACTAAGGAGGACAGTTTTTACGCTGCCCTCCTCAATCATTATTGGATATTAATTAGGAATCTGTAGCGTCTGCATCTGCGTAAGCAACTGCATCCAACTCTTCCCACTGAATACCAAAGCGTACGAATACTGTGTATTCGATGGTGTCCTTCTTAGCGACATATTCACGGTTTACTGTGATATCACGCTGGAAGCCCCATACACGGTTTGCTGGGAATGTCAAATCGACATAACCTGCTGGGTAGTAAGGAACTTCTTGGACTGTAATGCCGAGAACACGAGTTGTACGAGCATCACCAAATGTCTGACCAGCGCCATCAAGGTAAGCCTGGCGGTTAGCCTGTGTGCTTCCTGGGATCTGACCTGAAACTGCTTCTGCAATTGCATCTGCAAGTGTACCGTTGTTCTTGACGATACCCTGGAATGCGTCTGTACCTGCGTAGAACTTAAGGTTTGACTTAAGTGCACGGTACTTACGTGGCATTGCCAAGATAATGTCCTGCATTACTGATGGTGTCCACTCATTGTCAGTTACTGTAACTGCTGCTTCGTGAGCATCGTTACCCTGTACCTGATTAATGCGTGGAACGAATCCTGTCATGATTGAAAGGAATGGGTCATTGCCTGTTCCTGTACCATTGATAGCAAGATCTTCAATATCGTTAGCGAAAGCATTGGTCATCAAGCGAACTAGATGATCTTCAAGTGCTCCACCTTCAATATTGTCTTCAAGTGCTTCTGTTGAAACTTCCCAATCCAAACGGATCTTCTTTGTTGTCAACTCAACCTTAGTAAAGGTTGCACCTGCGTTTGTGAAATCAGGCTGTGCTTGTGCAGCAGCACGGATTACACGCTCACCAACGTTAACTTTCTCAAGTTCCATGGTGTTTGCTCTCATTGTAACTCTACGTCCATCTTTAGCGAGAACTGTTGCATCCCACACGTAGTCGATGAATCGACGAGCCTGCTCTGGTGCTAGAATACCACCTGGGGTTCCAGTTGGATTTACAGCGTTTGCTCCAGATGTTGTTCCCCATGCTGCTGTTGCAATGTTACCAAGCGACGCTGCAGGAGAGAGATTACCGTTTGAATCTGTTGTAGTTGCTCCACCGATTCCACCTGATGCAAATGCACCATCGCCATTATGGGCGTGTGATTCGGTTGGAGAACCTGGATAGTTCTTTACGATATCTGTGTTATTTTGTTCCGACATATTGTTCACCTCCTAGTGATATATACCTTAGTTAAATAGGTCGGCATTTGTGAGGAAACGTCCGCCCCATAGGGATTTTTGAACCGTTACGGGTTCAAACTGCACGATCTCGCCTAGATCGCCAGACTTGCGGAAAGCAGTGTCTTTTTCAACTTGGTCTACTCGCTTTCCAAACTCATTAAAGTTACCTTTGATATTATTAACCTCACTTGTTATATTATCAACGGACTTTGTTACTGCTGCTACTTGCTCATTAAGAGACTTAATAGTTGCAGCGAGATCGCCAAAGGCATTAGTAAGAGACTCGTTAATTCCAGCAATTGCCTTAGCAACTTCTTCCTTAACTTCCGCTACAGCATCAACTGCTGTATCTACTGCCTCTTCTTCTACTGCTGCTTCTTCTGCAACAGGAGAATCTGCACTACCATCAACTGCATCTGCAATAGGTGCTTCATCAGCAACTACTGCTTCTTCAGCGACTGCAGCAGTTTCTTCAACTTCTGCTGGCTGTGCCTCTGGAGCAACCTCTACATTTTCAACTTTAGTATTATCTAATACTTCTGCTGCTTCTGTCATAGGGTTTACCTCCTTTGTCATCTTAATTGTACTAATGCCTTTAGCACTATCAACTAAGAATTTTATCATTTCTGCTTTTTCGTTATCATTCTTTTCTACAAAACCAATGTTCTTCATCTGTTTTTCAGTAACTGGATGATTAACTGATTCAGAGTCTGATACTATTACTAGACCTGATTCTGAATCATAAAAAATATTTTCTGTATCTACCTTTGAAATTAAACCGCCAATTACATTATGACCGTCTTGCTTTTCAATAGATACAATATTTGCAAACTGATTTGCTGGTGAATCAACTAATGAAAGTTCAAATAAATCATATTCCTTAATAACACGAATAGACTTATCCATCTCTTCATTATATGCATCATCCCATGTCTTGATGTTTCCACCGATAGAAAATCCAGTGTATGTTCCA